TTGATCTTGCCGGCTTTGACCTAATAGAAAGAATTCAATTAAAAAACAAATCGACTGGAAAAGAATTCAAATAATAGTTGATTTTATGGAATTTATTCATTCGCGGTTCAAGTTAACGGTACCGGATCGAAAATCATCTGGTACCGCAATAAACCGGCATCATTATTGGGTTTATTGATATGTTAACTTAGTTTACGGTACCGGATAACAATTGCAATCTGGTACCGCTATGAACGTAGTAACGGCGTGTGTTTGTAGGTAGCGGTACCAGATGGTACCAGATGATTTTAATTTCTTTATATAAGAGAGAAAAAACATAACAACTTTAGTAATGTTTCTTAAAAATAAAGTATAGTAAAAATACGATCTAGATCCGGTACCGCTAGGAAGTAAAAACCTATGAAGCATTGATATTAATAGATTTGTAGCGGTACCAGATGCATAGTTAAAATTAAATCATCCGGTACCGTATCTTGAACCGCTAAAATTTTACAATCGAGGTGAGAGCATGAGCGATAAAATAAATGAATTTATTTCTAAAACATCAGAAGAAACAGCGAAAGCAATTGTTTCTGAATTGAAACGCCAAAGTTTATTGAAAGATAATAAGCAAAATCCATTTCAAAAAACAGAGCGACTTTTGTACAATTATAATAATTTCAAAGAAGCCATTGACGATAAGCGCAAACAAATAAAAACAATTCTAGAAATCGGCTTGTCAAAGAAATCAAAATCAATTACTTCCTGGTCGGGTAACGGCGGTTTAATTAATACACCATCGGAAGATGAAAAAGTTGAAGATAAAATTGAATCAATTGAATCTTCCATTGTTGTAACGAAAAAGTTTATTACAATCATTGATGCGGCGCTTGATAAAATACGTGATGATCCTTATTTTGAAATTATTCAGATGAAATATTTTGACGGAAAAACCAGGGAGGAAATTGCTGATGATTTTGAAGTGGATGTTTCTACGATTACCAGGAATAAAAACCGCTTGATTAATGCCTTGAAGATTACATTGTTCAGTGATGAAGTTATCTATGAATTATTTAGTTAGGGGGTTGATGCTATGAACCGTGCGGACAGACGCAAGAAAGTTCCTGCTAAGAGTGCCAAACTGCTTGCGGAAGCTTCGTATTATGAAGGTATTCAATATGCAACGTCCGGCATATATGCTTCGCTGATCTTAATACTCCATGACAAATGGGGGTTCGGTCATGCGCGATTGACACGGCTGCTGGATCAGGTGACGGACCAGTTTGATTCTATTAAAACAGGTTATGTTAAGATTGATGATTTGAAACGAACGATTAAAGAAGAACTTGGAATTATAATGTCAGACAATAATATGAATGACAAAGTTGTCAAGTAAATGCAATATTATATGCAATATACGCGCACTTGTGATGCGTTATATTACATAGTACAATTAGTACAGTTGATATTGTGAATAAAAAAGAACCTTCGAACTGCATTGTTCAAAGGTTCTTTTTTATGCGGAGGTGATCTGCATGATAGTTAATTATCATGCTCAGTGATATGGCGCAAGAGTTTGCTATGAGGTTCTATGCTTCAGCACAATGGATTAAATGCAGAGCGGCTTATGCCCGTTCTGTTTTTCATTTATGTGAAGAATGTCATGGATTAGGTGAAATTGTCCATCATAAAATTTGGCTTACGCCTGAGAATATCAACAATCCAGTAATAACATTAGGTTGGGATAACTTAATGTTGTTGTGCCGGAGATGTCACAATACAATTCATGGACAGTGTGGATCGTTACGTGAAGATGTAATGTTTGATGAATATGGACGCTTAGTTAGGCGATAGTTATTAATTTAAACTTATAACAAATAACAATTATCATTTAGGATGATGCCCCCCATTTTCACGTTTTTGACACAATTCACAGGGACCGGGGAGGGGCAACAATTTTCACGCGCTGAACCCGGTACGACGGGGTGTAGTTAGAAGGTGAGGTGATGATATGCGGGAAGATGAAGAAATTTTGGATAAGAAAAAAAGAGTTGCAACAGAAAAACGCCGCCTTAACATCATATTTAAAAAGTTAAACGATTCAACAAAAAAAGCAGTTCAATCGCTCATTGAGAACGCCGCATTTATGGCCGTCACCCTTCAGGACTTACAAGAAGAAATAAACTGTAAAGGTGTTATCAGCGAATATCAAAACGGTGAAAATCAATGGGGAACAAAGAAATCTCCAGAAGTTGAAATTTATAATACCATGATTAAAAATCATGCAAGCATTATTAAGCAATTAGCGGATTTATTGCCTAACGATGAAAGCAGCGGTAGTAGTGGTGAAGATGAATTAATGAACTTTGTGAAAAAACGGTGATTGTATGACGGCGCTTGAAGAATACGCCAGAAAGGTTATACGTGGCGAAATTATTGCCTGTCGAAGAATTAAGCAAGTCTATACGCTGCTATTGGATAAACTGGATAATCCGAAAAAATATGATCCGTGGGTTTTCAATGAAGAATTGGCAAATAGACCAATTGAATTTATAGAATCATTTTGCAAGCAAGCACAAGGCAAAATGGGAACACCATTACAACTGGAATTATTTCAAAAAGCAAAATTTCAGGCCATATTTGGATTTGTCCACAAAGAAACAGGTTTCCGGCAGTATAATGAATCATTAACGATTGAAGGCCGTAAGAATGGCAAATCAAGCGAACTTGCCGCGGTAAACCTGTTTCTTTTGATGGGCGACGGAGAAGGCGCACCAGAGATTTATAACATTGCAACGATGTTGGATCAAGCTAAAATTGGTTTTGAATATAGTCACAAGATGGTTAAACAATCGCCTATGCTGCGGAAACACATTCGCAAGCGTATGAGCGATTTATATTTTTCTTACAACATGGGTATCTTAAAACCGCTTGCCAGTAACAGCAACAGCCTGGATGGTTTAAATGCTCATGGCGTAACTATTGACGAATTGGCTGCAATCAAGAACCGTGATATTTATGATTTGATGAAACAATCTATGAGTTCACGGCAACAACCGCTTTTGTTCTGTATCACTACTAATGGGTTTGTTCGTGATTGTATTTTTGACAGTCAATACGAATATGCTTGCGGAGTGCTTGACAAAAAGATTAAAGATGAACGTTTTTTACCGTTCATTTATGAATTGGATGATAAAAAAGAGTGGGACAAACCGGAATGTTGGATTAAAGCAAATCCCGGGCTTGGAACAATCAAGTCGATACAGTTTTTACAACAATGTGTTGATAAAGCTAAAAGTGATCCATCATTTAAGCCAACCGTCATGGTCAAAGATTTTAATATGCCGGAAAATTCGGCAGCAGCCTGGTTGACTTGGGATGAAATAAACAATCAGGAAGAATTTGATTTTAAAACAATTGGTTTCCGGTATGGGATCGGTGGTTTTGATGCATCTGAAACAACGGACCTTACGGCCGCGAAAGTGCTTTGCATGCGGCCGGGGGATGATAAAATTTATGTAAAATCCATGTATTGGCTGCCGGAAGAAGTTCTCAGGCGAATGGATGCAGATGGAAACCGGCGCGAGCGTGATAATGTTCCGTATGTGCTGTGGGAAAAACAAGGCTTATTGCGAACAACAGCCGGTAATAAAGTTGATAAACGTTGTGTGCTGGAATGGTTCAAGGAAATACGAGATAAAGATGATGTTTATATTCCTTGGATTGGTTTTGATCCTTGGCACATTGACGATTCTTTACTTGAAGAATTTGTGTATGAGTTTGGGGAAGGCAGCATGATTAAAGTTAGGCAAGGGATTCAAACGTTGTCTTATCCAATGAAAACGTTGAAGGGGGATCTTGCTGCACACAAAGTTGTTTTCAACAATAATCCGATGGATATGTGGAATTTATCAAATCTTCAAATCAAGGCTGACTTAAACGGCAACATTCAACCTGTAAAGGGAATAGATAATAGAAAACGCATTGACGGTGCAATGGCGCTGATCGATGCGTTTGTTGTTTTACAAGATAAGAAAAACGACTATTTAAATTTAATTTAGGGGGCGACGAATTGAAAGTATTTAAACGGCTAGCGTCATTTTTTAACAGAAGTCCTACTGTTGTTAGAACGGAATTGATTGTTGAGCGCGGGAATGGGTTTTATGCTTGGAACGGCGAGGTTTATAAATCTGACATTGTGCGCAGTTGCATTCGACCGTTTGCAAGGGCGGTTGGCAAGCTAATAGCGCAGCAAGTAAGACAAGGGCAGGATGGAGTTAAGATTAATCCTGACCGTTACGTAAAAGTATTGCTGGAAGAACCTAATCCATACATGACCGGTCAAATGCTGCTTGAAAAAATGGTTGCAGTGTTGGCAATGAACAACAATTCATTTGCTTACATTAACCGGGATAATAATGGTTATGCAATGGAAATTTATCCAATACCTGCCGTTTCAGTTGAAGCGCTTTATGATGAACAACGTCAATTGTTTTTACGCTTTACAATGCTTAACGGTAAAACCGCTACATATTCTTACTCGGATGTAATTCATATTCGACAGGATTTTTGCAATAATGATATTTTTGGCGAAAGTAACATTGACGTTTTGCTTCCGCTCATGGAAATTGTAGTGACTACTGACCAGGGCATTGTAAAAGCAATAAAAAATAGTTCCGTTATCAAATGGCTGCTGAAGTTTAAGCAAACGTTGCGGCCGGAAGATATAAAAGAGCAAACGCAAAAATTTGTTGAGAACTTCATGAAGATTGATGATACTGATGAAAATTCGTTTGCTGGTGCGGCCGGTACGGATACAAAGGCGGATGTTGAGCAGGTTAAACCGACAGATTATATTCCGAACGCTGGACAAATGGACAAAACAATTCAGCGCATTTATAACTTCTTTGGTACGAATGAAAAAATCATTCAGTCGAAATTCACTGAGGATGATTGGAATGCCTATTATGAATCGGTCATTGAGCCGGTTGCAATACAATTATCAAATGAGTTTACACGGAAGATTTTTTCCCTTCGTGAACGCGGCTTTGGTAATCGCATTGTGTTTGCGGCTAATAATCTGCAGTATGCAAGCATGGCAACAAAAGTTAACTTGCTGCAAATGGTTGATCGCGGAGCGCTGACGCCGAATGAATGGCGCCAGGTGCTGAACATGGGGCCGCTTGCTGGCGGTGATGAGCCGATTCGCCGCTTAGATACTGCGGTTGTGGAAGGAGGTGGAACGAGTGCCTAAAATTAAAATTAGCGGCGTGATTATTCCAAATGACTGGCAAGATGTCTATGATTGGTTTGGTATTGACGCGACCAGTCCTAAAAAGGTTATCAGCGTACTGACTGGCCTCAGTGGCGAAGCAGTTGATGTTGAGATCAGCAGCGGCGGCGGAAGTGTATATGCTGGTTCCGAAATTTATTCAGCACTAAAAGATTATGCAGGAAATGTCGTCGTAAAAATTTTCGGCATTGCTGCCAGTGCTGCCAGCGTAATTGCCATGGCGGGGACCCGGGTTATGATTGCTCCGACAGCGCAAATTATGATCCACAATGTTTCTAGTAGCATCTATGGAGATTATCGCGATCTACAGCAAGAAGCGGCTGTGCTGGAAAACTACAACAAATCGATGGCTAATGCATATCAGCTTAAAACTGGCATCGATCAAGCAGAATTGTTGGACATGATGGATAGGGAAACCTGGCTTAACGCTCAACAAGCAAAAGAGATGGGGTTTGCTGATGAGATCATGTTTGACCAGCAAAACGTATTAATCGCCAGCGCTGGACCTGCGACGATGCTTCCTGCTGCGGTGATCAATAAAGTTAAAAATTTGTTGCGTGATAGCAACAATAAAAATGATGTGTTGGCCGAAAATGAGCGCTTAGCGCTTTTAAAATTAAGGGGGAAAGTTGAATGAATAAGAAACAATATCTTGAAAAACGGAATCAATTGATTGCGAAAGCGGAAGGTTTTTTGAATGAAGGAAAGCTTGACGAAGCAAAATCGATTCGTGCCGATATTGAAAAGTTGGATGCTGACTTTGAAGTAATTGCAAAAGAAGCGGCTAATTTAACGGCGATGAAAGGTAAAACTGTTGTTGCTGACATTACCGATACGAATGAACCTGATAACTTGCAACCGTCCGGTATGGTTGCACCGATGAAACCACAAAATGACACGGACCTTTACCGCACAGCGTTTGCGAAATCCATGAT